CCCGGTGACCAGCCCGAAAAGATTGGACACTGTCAGCGACGGGCGGGCACTGCTGCCCTTTCCGTTCATCTCAAAGCCGCTGCCCTCAATCGGGTACGCCTGATATTCACGCCCCTGCCAGGTCACTGGCTCCCCTTTTTCATTCAGCTCATTGCAGAAAAAATACCGCTCACCGCCCTGCACCGTCAGGTCGATTTCCCAGAGCACCACCCGCGGTGACTGCTCTGACTTAACCGACTCGTTAAGACTTTCTTCGTGAATATCCTGCATCAGTTCACCACCTGCTTAAACTCCGCGCTGAACTCAACGCGCAACATCCCGACCCGCGCAGACCACCCGGCACAGGTCACCTTTATCTGCCGGTATGCATAGGGTGGCTTCCACAAAAATGCCTTCCAGCCCCCGTGCTCTGCCAGGAACGCTTCCAGATGCCGGGCCTCCTCCCGGGTCACGGAAAGCGTCACCCTGTATGTTTTCAGGTCAGCATTCAGCCCTGCCGCCATACGCTGTGAGTACCCGTCACCAAAACGCACTTCACGCACCGACGGCTGCGAGTTCACCTCCATATCCGGCTTCACTTTCCAGCGAAAGGTTTTCATCGCCCGCTCCCTGATAACATACCGCCATCACGCAACTGCAGCCGGAGTTCATCCTGCGCCCCCTTGCGGGCCATGTCATACACCGCCTTCATCAGCTGCGGCCCCGCCTGTCCGTTGATACCGTCGTTCTGAATCACCACGTGATTGTTCTGATTAAAATTAATACCTTCCGCCCGCCGCATCTGCGCCGGACTTCCGGCACCACCCACATAACCACCTTCCGCATAGCCGCGCATCAGGCGGTAAAGATTCCCCACACCTATCCGGCTGGTTGCCTCCTTCGTGAAGACAAACTCCCCGCGGTGAACTATCCCCGCAGGCTCATATTTGCCGCCCGTCCCCGTAAATCCTCCGGTCGCGAAATGGAAGTTCGCCGCCGCAGCCTCAATGGCCGTCCCCGAGGAAGCAGATGCACCACCACCGAAAGCACCGCCAATGGCGCTGCCGATACTCCCGACAATCCCCACCATTGCCTGCTTAAGCAGAATTTCTGTCATCATGGACAGCACGGAACGGGTGAAGCTGCGCCAGTTCTGCTCACTGCCGGTCAGCATCGCCGCCATATTCTGTGCAATACCATCAAAGGTCTGCGTGGCTGCACTTTTTACCTGCGACATACTGTCCGTGGCGCTCTCTTCCCACTCACTCCAGCCGGACTTCAGGCCTGCCATCCAGTTCCCGCGAAGCTGGTCTTCAGCCGCCCAGGTCTTTTTCTGCTCTGACATGACGTTATTCAGCGCCAGCGGATTATCGCCATACTGTTCCTTCAGGCGCTGTTCCGTGGCTTCCCGTTCTGCCTGCCGGTCAGTCAGCCCCCGGCTTTTCGCATCCATGGCGGCCCGTTTTGCCCGTTGCTGCTGTGCGAATTTATCCGCCTGCTGCGCCAGCGCGTTCAGGCGCTCCTGATACGTAACCTTGTCGCCAAGTGCAGCCAGCTGGCGTTTGTACTCCAGCGTCTCATCTTTATGCGCCAGCAGGGATTTCTCCTGTGCAGACAGCTGGCGACGTTGCGCCGCCTCCTCCAGTACCGCGAACTGACTCTCCGCCTTCCACAAATCCCGGCGCTGCTGGCTGATTTTCTCATTTGCTCCGGCATGCTTCTCCAGCGTCCGGAGTTCTGCCTGAAGCGTCAGCAGGGCAGCATGAGCACTGTCTTCCTGACGATCGCCCGCAGACACCTTCACGCCGGACTGTTTCGGCTTTTTCAGCGTCGCTTCATAATCCTTTTTCGCCGCCGCCATCAGCGTGTTGTAATCCGCCTGCAGGATTTTCCCGTCTTTCAGTGCCTTGTTCAGTTCTTCCTGACGGGCGGTATATTTCTCCAGCGGCGTCTGCAGCCGTTCGTAAGCCTTCTGCGCCTCTTCGGTATATTTCAGCCGTGACGCTTCGGTATCGCTCTGCTGCTGCGCATTTTTGTCCTGTTGAGTCTGCTGCTCAGCCTTCTTTCGGGCGGCTTCAAGCGCAAGACGGGCCTTTTCACGATCATCCCAGTAACGCGCCCGCGCTTCATCGTTAACAAAATAATCATCCTTGCGCAGATTCCAGATGTCGTCTGCTTTCTTAAACGCAGCCTCTGCCTTAATCAGCATCTCCTGCGCGGTATCAGGACGACCAATATCCAGCACCGCATCCCACATGGATTTGAATGCCCGCGCAGTCCTGTCTGCCCAGGTCTCCAGCGTGCCCATGTTCTCTTTCAGGCGGCGGGTCTGGTCATCAAACCCTTTCGTGGCGGCCTCGTTCGCCGCCTGCAATGCCCCGGCTTCATCGCCGGAACGCTGCAACTGAGCAACATACGCAATCTGCTCTGCCGTCACGTTACGGAACTGGCGTGCCATCGCAATCAGCCCCGACGTCGGGTCGGTGGTCAGTTTTCCGAAAGCCTCTGCAACCTTGTCCACCTCCACACCGGAGGCAGACGCAAAACGCGCCACACTCTGGTTAATGGCATCAAACTGTTCACCACCACGCACACCGGCACTGACCAGGGCTGCCAGTGACTCTCCCGCCTGGTTAAACGTCAGCCCTGCCGCCTGCCCGGCTCTGGAGAGCGTCAGCATGCGCTCTGCCGTCAGTCCTGACTGATTACCGGAAAGAACCAGGGTTTTATTAAACGCTGAAAGCGTGGAATCCCCCTGGTACCAGGCGTACGCCAGCGCACCGGTCGCCACCGCCAGCGAGGTGACCCCGACCATCGGCAGGCTGATCGCACCGGCAAGCCCCCGGAACATGGGGATCATCCCGCCGAATGAGTCCTTCACCTGACCGCCCTGTTGCAGCAGGATGAGCCAGGGATTCTGACCACCGGCAAGCTGCGTGGCCACGTCGGTGAACTGCATGGGTAGCATACGCATGGCCGCTTTATACTGCCCGACGGACATCCCGGCTTTTTGTGCAGCCAGGGCCTGACGGCTCAGCCCCTGTTCAACGGCAGCGGCCTGTTTCTTAAAAGACTGGCTGACACGCCCGGCCATCAAATCCGCAAGGTCACTGGTTTCACCCAGTTCTTTCTTTACCCGTGCAGCCTCTTCAGAAAAACGGGTTGAATCCAGTGTAAGAACAGCTGTCAGATCGGCAAAATTACCCGCCATAGCGTACACCTCCTGCAATTCCCTCAGACACCATCATCAGCATGGCTTCATCCTCTGTGCTGCTCCGCATGTCATCACTGACCGTAACGATTTCCTTCCCGTCAGCCCCAAAGCGGACACCACCAGAAAGTCCTGCCGCTTTCCGCATCAGCATATCGTCCTCATCCGGCCTCTCCGTCTGCGCTTCCTCACGCCGGGGGACAAGCAGACTGAAATCCGAGGGATGCATATCCGGATCGCAAAAAAACAGGCTGAGTACGGCGTACGTCAGCCCGGAAAAATGCATATCCAGCTGAGTATCGTGAAAATAATGCGTGCGGTAAAAACGGTGCCAGTCGGCATATTCGGTGGATGTCATCCCGGCAAGCATGGCGCGCCAGTCGGGTCTCCCCATCTCACGCGCCAGTCTGAGGGCAAAGTTCAGCTCGCCGTCGAAGACTTTCCCGCAGAAAAATCATCATCAGTCAGCGCGTTATTTTTCGCCACTTCAGTAATATCAGTATCCGGACGAACAGCTTCGATCATCCCGGACAGGCACAACACAACGTCTTCCGCCCGGGCAATGGCATCGGCAGGCCAGGTGGTGAGCACTTCCTGCTCTATCTTCATCACGGCCTCATTCATTGACGGTGACGCCGTTTTCTGTGGATGGTTATGCCACAGGGACATCGCCACCAGAAACGCCCCGGTTCTGACAAGGTCCTCCACGCTCACCTGCAGGTTACCGCTGGCTTCAGCCTCTTCTGCCCGCCGTTTCAGGAGGGCAAGATGCTCAATACGCTGCAGCGCAGACAGCTCAGAAAGCGTGACAGACACACCGTTATATTCAAATTGTTCTGTTTTCAGAAACATGCTTTATCACTCCCTCAGCTTAACCCGCTGCAACATCCGTGACGGTAATTTCCGCCACCGCCGCAAACTCACCATTGCCGGTGACCACAGGGATCTGTGCTTTACCTGCCGCAACACCTTTCACCGTGATCGTGTTCCCCTTCACGGTAATGGTGGCGAAATTCTGATTCGCTGAGGTTGCGCGGAACGTTTTATCCGTCGCGCCTTCCGGCTGAACGGCCACGGTCAGGGTGATATTCTGACCTTTTGCCACATTGCCCGTTGGTGGCGTCACGGTAATACCGGTGACCGGTGTGATGTCCCCCTGATCTTCCGCCAGCGACGGACGACCGATATTGGTGATTTTTACCGTACGGGTGATCACCTCTTTGGCGGTCACCGCTTTACCAATGGCGCTCACCCAGCCACGGAACACATCCACCGTACCGTTCGGGAAGAGAATTTTGTAGGCCCGGGTCTCACTGCTGTCAAACCAGGCAATCAAATCGCGCTGCCCTTTCTCACCCGGCTTCCAGGCCAGCGTAAAACTGGTGTCACCGGCAGATTTCTGCCCCTGCCCGGTGGATACCCAGTCAGCATCCTCATCATCCAGATAGTTATCATCGTAGGATTCCGCCGTCATCTCGCCGGGGGTCAGATCCTTCACCTTCGCCAGTCGCTGCCAGTCATCGTCTGACAACGGGTTTGCATAAGCATCACCAGTGCCGGTGTACACCCACAGTGTGGTACCGGAACCTTTCACCGGCTCAAGAGGATTTGGTGTTGCCATATCGTCCTCACATCTCGTAGGTAATTTTCCACAGGAGATCTGCCGATCCCCACATCATAAACTCATCATCCCGGCGGTAGTCATACCCCTGAAGATTCATCTTCAGCAGTAATGCACTGAGCCCGGGAACTGCCTCCAGCGCAGGAAGAATTTTTTCTTCCATCCACATATCCAGTGCCGAGTCCGGTTCTTTTGCCCTGAGAAAAACCTCAATATGCAGTGTCGCCTCCCAGGTTCCCTCATCAACGAACTCGTCAGCAGCAGACGCATCTGTCAGGTAAACAGCAACAGCAGGCAGTTCCTGTTCATCAATAAAAACCGGACGACCGTCAAACCAGCTCACCCTCTCAGAAATATTTTCTTTCAGGGCAGACAGAACTGCCGCCCGTATTTCACGGTGTTTCATACACCCTCCCTGTCATTTTCGTTTCAGCACCAGGCGTAACTGATGCGCCATGGCCGTCATCATCTGCGCCGGTAATTTTTCCCGGTACATCCGGTCCCGTTCACGTTCAAAGGTTTCTGCCAGCGGTCCGGCAGTCGGAATCTTCACCACTTCGATCGGCAGACGGTGGCGTTTCGGCCTCCCTTTGCTGTCCGCGCCGGTGGACGATGATGCCCACGGCATACGCTGCATCACATGCCAGCGTCCGTTAGCCAGCCGGGTGATAAAGGCGTCCGGGATCCGTCTTTTCCCCACAATCAGCACACTGCCGCCCCCTTTCAGGGCCGCACGCTGTCCTTTCTTTCTCCGTTTTCTGCGGGAAAGTCGAACGCGGGCCTCCCCCAGTTTGATGGCGGGCAGGTTGCCGGTATTGATGTAAACCTTTGCGTAAACCTTATCCGGTCGTGCCGGACTTAACCGGATGCGGGCACGGATAAGACGACGGGGAACGGCCAGCTCCCTGGCAACTGAAGAGGCCGTTTTCGCAATAATGGCCCCCGCCACGCGGTTCAGTGTCGTGGCAGAGGCCCGGGGAACGGCACGGCGATCAATTGCATCCAGATTTTTCATGGCCTGCGCCAGACCTTTTATTGCCATACTCATTCCTGTTCGACAAAAATCCGGGGTTTACCGTTGTACGTGTCATAACGGGTCACCGTCAGTGTGCGCCCCGCAAACACAACAACATCATGACGGGCCGGACGGTACCGGGCTGAAAACACCACCAGTGACAACTGGCTGCCCGAAAGCGCCCCCATCTCCGCGGACTCTTCCTCCGGCATCACGTCGTACACGACGCCGTTAATCTCCGCCTGTTTGCCCATCATCCGAACGGTCGCCACGTCCATCCGGCAACACATTCGCGTAAACAGATCAGACATTGATTTTTACCGCCACAGTGGCGCTGTTTGCAGGAGCATTTTCCCAGGCTACTCCCGCTGCCACCGCACCGTCTGCAGCCAGCTGCACAACCCCGTCCTTCAGATAAACCACCGCGCCGGACTGAATGTCGTCAGCAGACTGTTTGGGCAGCAGGAACACGCCTTCGGCAAAACCGTCACCGGCCTCACCGGCAGGAATATCGGTAATGGCCACGGCCACCATACTGCCGACCACCACCGCAGCACCGCTCAGGATGGTCTGATCTCCGGCATTCACCAGTTCAATGGTGGTACCGTCCTGTACAAAATTTTTCGCCATAATGCTGTTTCTCCGGACAGCCCCTGTGGGGCTGTTTTTCAGGCATAAAAAAGCCCTTTCGGGCAGTGATTGTGATAACGCGGTTATCAGGCCACCGACGAACGCACCAGCCCGCGCCAGTCAAGTGGTGCCACTCCGGCATCAATACGGATTTTTGTGGCAATACCGTCAGTGGTGAAACCTTCCTGCTGATCAATGTATGGCGTGTCCACACCATCCAGCCAGGCCACTTCAATGGTGTCAGTGCCCTGTGCCGCCGCCAGATACCAGGTTTTCGGATCTGCCGCATCAAGACGCGCTTCTGCAATCACCTCAGCAAAGTTCTGGATGGGGTTAATGACACCGGCGTTTGCATCCGCCCCTTTCACACTGGCCGATTTGATGGTCTGGTTCGCCACCGTCTCCAGTGCCACCGGTACCAGCATAAAGGCCGGACGGATATTCAGGGCGCGATCGCCTTCTTTCTGCAGGCGCATCATCTGACGGGCCGCATCCAGTCCGGAAACGGAGATCCCCCCGGTGGCAATATTTTTGTGATCGGCATGGAACAGCGCCTTACCGTCAGACAGTTTCGGGTTATCCGTCAGCACCTTGTAGACCAGGTCACCAATCGTTGCCTTCGCCGCACGCCCCATCTTCATCGGCACGTCCACCAGCATATTCAGATCATCATTGATAATGGCCTGGCGGGTGATGGAGAAAATCTCCCCGTAAGTGGCCAGTGCAATGGTCTCCTTGCGATCTGAGGTGGTGATGTATTTATACTCCGCCCCCTCACGAACCTGGCGCAGAGAACCAAAACCGCCCATCCCCACGCGATACGCTGTTTTGAAGTCTGACAGGCGTCCCTTACGGGTCCACTTCTGGAAGGTTTCTTCTGATTCCTCCCAGCCCTGGATCAGCCCCTTGTTCGACACATCCAGCAGAATATTGCCAAAATCAGAGGTGCTGTGCGTCAGCGCCAGCCCGACCATCTGCATGGGGTTATAACTGGCCACCCCAATACCGCGCTCCGTCAGTGACATGCGAGCCCATTCACGCAGGGTCATCCCGTTATAGGCGTTATCCTTCTCGACATTTTCAAATCCGGCACGGGCCAGCATCGCCTGGCGGATCCCGTCCCCCACAAAATTGCCGTTTCCGGCATAAATATGGGCCGGTGTGTTTTTGTTGGTCGGCGAGGACTCCTTGCCCATTTCATTCAGCAGACGTTCACGGGCCATTTCCAGCGAACAGTCAGGATCAGCCACGCACTGTGCCTGAAGCGTCTGATAGCGACCGCCGAACATGGCAAACAGATCGTTAATGCCTGACATGCGTGCTTTCTGCTCAGCCATAACGCGGGCGCGAATGGTCGCCTCATCAGACACTGCTGGTACCGGTGATGGTTCTGTTACCGCCGGTGCAGGGATTGTCACTGTGGTATCACGCGGGGCACTGTTGCGTGGCGGAGTAATCATGTTTCGGATGGATTCCGGCATCTTTTTAAATTCCTCTGTACGTTTTGACTGAATACATGCCATTGCCTCAACAGCGGGTGTCACCTGGTCAGCAAATCCGTGTGCCAGACATTCGGCACCGGACATCCAGGTTTCATCCGCCAGCATGGCGGCAATTTCATCGGTGGTTTTTCCGGTTTTCTGCGCATAGGCTGGCAACAGTACCGATTCGACTTTATCCAGCAAATCAGCATAACTGCGCATATCCTCAGCATCCCCGCCACTGAATCCCCATGGCTTATGGATCATCATGAAGGCATTTTCCGGCATAATGACCGTATCACCGGCCATCGCAATCACAGATGCCATCGAGGCGGCAACGCCATCCACATACACGGTAATGGTCGCCCCCTGATTTTTCAGGGAATTAAAAATGGCGATGCCTTCAAAGACATCGCCACCCGGTGAGTTGATGTGGAGATTAATGTGGGTGATATCACCCAGAGCATTCAGTTCGCTGACAAACTGCTTCGCGGTAACTCCCCAGAAACCAATCTCGTCATAAATATAAATATCCGCGTCACCCGGCCCCCCAGCCTGCATCCTGAACCAGGATTTATTCTTCATGCTGGCTTTCGGTGTCACGCTGATACTGTCGTTCAGTTCCGGCACTGTTGCCTCCTTTGTCGTTGACGGGGTCAGTATCAAAGACCAGCCCCAGTCTGCTGTTTTCATCAATTTCAGCCTTGCGGCGACGTTTGACCTCATCCGGATTGCGCCCGCCGGCACGCACCCAGTCAGATTCTGTCGCTGCACCACCCCGGATCTGAATTCTCCAGGCTTCAGCTTCCTTAACCGGGTCGATCCACGGCATCACCGGACCGGAATACGTCGCGTTATATAGCGTTTTCATCGCCACATCCGCCGGAATTTTCAGCAGACCTGCCGCAACCACCATATTCAGCCATGTCCGGTACACCGGGCGGGTTACCGCACCAATAAAACAGTCCTGCAGGATCAGGTAACCATCCGTGGACTCGACCAGCTCCTGCCGCTGGGCGCTGTAGGTGCCGTTATAGTTACGCGCCGCACTGGAAAAACTCAGACGACTGCCAGCTGCCACTGCACGCAACTGGCCGTTGCGGAAAGTTTCAAGGTTGGGATTGGGACGGTCAGATTTGACCATGCCGATATCCTCGCCCTTGCGCAAATCGTCATAAATAATACCCGGGGTGATATGGACTTCCCGCTCGGTTTCTTTGATCCCCGGATCTTCATAGTCCTGTCCGTCACCTTTACGGATATACAGTCCCAGCGCCGCAGCAATACGCGCCGCTGTCAGTTCCGCATCCTCATACTCTTTAAGGGCACTGATCCGCATCAGCACCCCCGATAACATGGATGAGCCTCGCGTCTGATGCAGACGACGAGTGAACTTCAGGTGGATCATTTTTCCGGCAGCGATTTCTTTCGTATCACTCTGCCGGCCGCTGACCGGATAATTTTTATAAACCAGATATTTTTTCGGTCTTCCCCACTCATCAAGAAAAACCCCCTGATTCAGTCCGGCGGATTCATCAGTGCGCATGGGAACAAAATCCGGCTCCATCGCCTCAAGCCAGAATGGCACTCCCGCCGTCCGTTCCAGACCGTTTCCCGCACCACTGACCATCTGCGCAAACACTTCACCATCCCGCAGCCAGGTCCGCAGCAGTAAACGTTCAAGCACGGGACGGGTATACTGCCCTGTCACATCCGGACTCACGGACCATTCAGCCCACAACCGGCGGATATCCGCAGCCAGCTCTGCCGCCATTTCCCCGTTTTTTCGTAATGGCTGAGGCTCCACAATAATTCCCCTGGCACCAATCACCCGCTCTTCCAGCTTGTCAAACACACCAATCACCAGGTCATGATTGATATCCAGAAAACGGGCCTGCTCCCGCAGGGAAACCGCACCGTATTTACTGAGCTGATCAGCAGAGCGATTTTCCCGCCGGGCTTTATGTGTCCGGGTCGGTTTCACCGCCTCATAGGCCATGATTAACGCCCTTGAACGCAGTCTGGCTGCTTTCCATCCGGGGGAAAACACGCCTATCACATCATCAATAATTGCCATTAAAACCTCGCCAGTTTAAATCCCGGTTTTCCCCGCCTGCGGCTCACCATCGCGGCAAGCCTGCGTTCCCACTCCTGACGTCCGGCGCGGATCTGAGAAAGGCTTTCCAGCGTCAGTTGCTGCCCGTTGAAGGTGACAGACTTCCCCTCCAGTACGGCCATTTCCGCTTCACGGTACCGCTGAATCATTTCTCTGGCTTCTTCTGTGCTCACAACCAGCCTCCTGATGTTATCCATGGATTATCTTCCGCACGCTCCGTCCGCAGTTTTTTCTTCCGGCGACGGCGTTTTTCTGCCCCGGCCGTCAGTTCCGGGGATACCGTTTCACCAGAACGCTCCTGCGGGAAGACGAGCCACGTTTCCCGCTGTGCCCAGTCCGGTGCGGAGGGCCAGCGGATCTTTTCATAACCATGCAGAACAGCAAGCGCATCCGCATAAACCAGCAGGTCAAACGCCTCGTTAGCACCCCTGCCCGGTTTTCGCCATTTTCCGTCACTGCCGCGCTCTTCATAGGTCAGCTCATCGTAAAACCACCGCCCCAGCCAGTCGGGAAAGTGGATATAATTCGGCCCTGGTGTGTCACGCCACAGGGCATTATTTACACGGTCCTTAAACGCATCCGTCTGAACCAGCCACAGCGCGACATCGCCACTGGCTCTGGCACGGCGGGCACTTCTGCCGGTATTATCCGGGAAGGTACGGTTAATCAGCCTGTCACGGCGAAGACCATCCCCCTTGAACAGAAACACCCTGTTGCCCAGTCCGTCACTCCGGCAACGACGCCAGAAACGATAGGCGTTATCTGTCACCCCGGCTTCCCCTCCCGTATCCACCGCCATGGCCATCAGACGCATGCGCACATCCGGATCAGAAGCCAGCGGCCATGTTTTATGGAACACATCCGTCAGCAACAAATCCCAGTCCTCCGGATATGCCGCCGGATCAACCGGCAGACTTTCACCGTTGGGACTGCAGCGCAGTGAATGCCGGATGTTGTAGCGATCAACAATCCAGCGTTCCCCCTGCTCTCCGTATCCGGTGATCTGCACAACAAAACGGCGATTTTTACCGCCCTGTACGTCAACCGTTGCCTCAATAAAACGCACACCATCCGGCACAGATCGCCTGGGAAACGGCTCGGCACGCTGTTCAAGCAGTTCACTTTTACGCTGTTCCGTGGCTGAACGGGGCAGATAGGGTCGTCCGATATCGGTGTTCACCACCGCTTTCAGGCTCTCTTCACTGCCGGTTCGCTCATACTCTTCTTCTGCCGCCAGCAGCTTAAAAATCAGTTGTTCCCAGGTCTGAAACGCCGCAGCCGGCCCCTCCATCCAGAAACTTGCTATTCTGGAATTTCGGGGGGTTCCGGTGATACTGCCATCCGCCGCTGCCCGTTCGCCTTCCCGCAGCCAGATCCCCTGGTTATTCAGTTCACGCTTCTGTTCCGGAGCAATCAGGCCGCGGCAGTGCGGACACATCAGGCGGGCCGTCTGCCCGGCAGCCACAAAATCAGGGTTATTCCGGTAACCGGTCATGTTATCCATCACCGGCTGAAAATATTCCCCGCAGTGCGGACACGGCCAGTACCACCGGCGGCGGTCTCCCCGGTTATACAGTGACAGGATCCCCGTTGTTGGCGGTGCCTCATGTGCTCCACCACAACGCCATTTGGTGTCAGTGATATCCCGCCCCGGTGAACTCTCGACCAGGGTCATCCCCGAGGACATAAAGGTGGTGGTACGCTTTGAGGCCAGCGTGAAGGCATCCCCTTCACCGTCGACATTCTCAGGAAAACGGTCATAATCCGTCAGCGCCACACGACGGTAATCCGAGGAGGAAAATACGGTGATCGACGGCCAGCCAATTTTCAGGAATGAGCCGTCAAGAAACATTTTATCGTGGACGTTGTTGTCATTACGGGAAGGACTGAGGCGCTTGCTGACCTCCGGACTGTGGCGAAACGTCCTGGAAAGACGCGTTCTGGAATGCTCACGCGCCTTCGTCTCGGTCATCTGCACCACCAGCATATCCGCCGGATCACAGATGATGCCGTACACAATCCAGCCATCAATCAGCCCTTCGGTTTTCCCGGTTCGCGCCGGTCCGACAAACACCACCGCGTCATATTCACGGGCTGATAATGTATTAATGGGGTCTATCATATAGGGCGTCAGCGATGACTCCCACGGACCGGAAGTATTGGCTCCCCGTGGTACCCGCATATAACGCCTGATGGCTTCCGCTACTGGTAACCGGCCAGGTGGGCGAAACAGCGAGGCCACTTCGCGCCAGATATCGGATGCGCGGCTATGGCTCTCGTTCACCTGATTCACATATCGGCCTCATCACAACAGTCAATGACTGCCTTTTCCAGTGTGTCGCGGATCTCATCAACCACAATCTGTACTTCATTCAGTTGTGATGCAGTCCACCCCCTGTCCCTCTCCAGCCGGTCAGGCCAGGTTTCCAGTACCTGAACTATCGCTTTCACCACGACAGAAAAGGACCGCCTGACATCACTGACTGGCACAAGCTGAACAGTTTCATGCTGAAATTTAAGACGCTCGCGCTCGGACTGATACCATGCCTTACGAGCGTGAGGATCCATATCCTCATCTTCGGAAGATGGTGGTTTTTCCAGCAACGAAGTTATCAAATCCGTCAGGAGATACAGTTTTTTCTTTTCATTACTGCCTGGTGCAAGAGGAACATCCGCCATTCTGGCGGCAACAGTCTGCCGGTGCAGACCTGAAAGGGCTGCCAGTTGATTAATATTTAACTTCATATTTTTCAGCTCGCCGTCCATTTACATCCCTCCACATAAACCGCAGAACAGAAGTGACTCTGTTTTTTTTGTAAAGAAATGCCGCCATATAAAGATGTCGAACAAAAAACAACCACAATCATCATCTTTTTAATACTAACAGCATTAAAAACAACAAGTTACCATCATGATGATGATGACGATAAAATCACAAAAATGCGCCTTTTTCCGCGCCGCCCGCCCCGTGTTCATACCCACCCCACCAGGAGGACCCGCAAAAAATGATAATGGTTATCATTTTTAATGTAGTCCGGTTTCTTCCACCATCGCACCGGACCAGCGACTATGAGGGGACAACGCCGCGCTCCGTTAACGCGGTAAACCCCGGTGTGTATCGTTTTTGATTATCCCCGCACACTCGCGCAGAGGAGTCTCCCTGTCGGGCTGCGGTCTCTGTTAATGAGGGAATACAGCGACGATACGGCGCATCCGCAAAACTTAGTTCAGGCACTGAGTGCGGATATAGTCCTGTGCCCCTTCCAGCTGCTTCTGCATTGTCATCAACCGTTCTCTGAGGATGAAATAATCCCGTTCAGCGGTGTCTGCCAGTCGGGGGCCGGTTGCATTATCCACGCCGGAGGTGCCGGTGGCTTCACGCACGGTACCGGAGCAGGTGGCGTTGATCCGCAGGCGCTTACGACCAGCGGCAACATCAGCACGCAGAGTTTCATTTTCAGCTCTCGCATCAGCTAATTCCCTCGAGTATTTTGCATCGAGCGCAGCAACATCGCGCTGGCGCACCTGCATATCAGTAATGGTTGCGTTTGCCAGCTCCAGCTCTCTGGCTTTTTTATCGCGCTGCGCTTTGTAGGTGATGGCGTTATCACGGTAATGATTCAGCCCCAGACTAAGCGCACCACAGGCCACCAGCAGGGCAATGATGACCACACACAGAACGCGGTTCATTTCACCACCAGCGTATCTGACCGATGAAATAACCGGAGACCATAATCACAAACACCAGCCAGATAAGAATGAACTTCCAGGTAGATAATTTTTCAGCCATCACTCAAATCTCCCGAATCAGTTTGCTAAAATCAAACACACTTTCTCCTTTGACTTTTCCGGAGTCAGGAAACACAAAACCCCACCTGCTGCTAACAAACGGGGTTTTTACTTTTATTCACTTAGGTTTTGCCAGTTCGCAGGATTTCGTGTTATCCGTCCGCGTTGGCCAACGTCATTTTTCAGCAAAATATTCTGCTTATCTGTCGATACCCCAGCACGCCAGCGCGCTCTCCTGGTCACGACGGGATACCTGACCATAGCAATTATTTGAGCGGATACGGCAGTCTCTGCCACCGTCCTTAATCCACCAGCGAAGCGCCTCACACGCTCCCCTGCGATCTCCTGCATTAATTCGTTTATAAAACGTCGACGGGAAACACTTACCCGGGCCAATGTTGTAAGGACAGAATGACGCAATACCCGCTTTCTGGGGTTCAGTCAGTGGCACTTTGATGTTTTTCTCCACCCATGCCAGCGCCTTATCACGCTCAATGGCGTTAACCCGGTCGCATTTCCCCTTCGACAGCTTCATGCCAGGAATAACAGGCTTACCATCCACCCGGGTGGCTCCACGGCAGATGGTCCAGATACCCGCGCCATCACGGTATGCCGTGGTGTGGTTGCCTTCTTTTTCATCCAGAAACTGGTCGAGGATTTCAGGCGCAGAAGCCCCTGCGGCAATCAGCGCCAGAACGGCAGCCGACAGGCCGTATTTGATTTTTGTGTTCATGGATATATTAAATATTCAGCCGCTGTCCCAGGCCCACTAAATACGCACTTTCAGATAAGTCAGTCCGGGATGAAGCCAGTAAGCCGGCACTTTTTTAAAAGGCGGATTATCAAAATCACGAAGAAGTGCCTCCCGCACAACTGAATCCTTGTCCGCACCACTGGCCAGCGCTTTAATCTCAGCGGCTACCTGCAGATACCCCATGCAACGACCAATACGCTTCATCAGCCCCTGTTTTTTATTGTTCTTCAGGTAATCAATGGCAAATTCAATGAGCTCCTCACTGTGCTGGTGCGATGGAGGTGTTACTTTCCCATTTTCTGAGATGGTTATTTTCACACCATCACCGGATACAACAAAGGATGGCCGGTTACACTCCCATTCCAGCTCACTGAAATTATCATTATGAATACTGAAACACTCTGCGAGATTTCTGCTCATCACTTTCCGACAATAATCGTCAAACGCAGCAAACTGCTCATCGCGGCGTTTTTTTTCATCTTCAGAAGGCATCAGCGTCGACAGTTTTTTATTCAGTTCAGCAATTTCATTTTCCAGACGACTGAAGCGCTGATTCATTTCTTCATGGTTCATCACCTAATCTCCCCGTGCCGCCTTACGCCGGTCTTCTTTAATCTTGAAATACAGGTTCGTCAGATATGTCAGCAGCCCAAACAGCAGACTCCCCAGCACGCCTATTGCCGCCCACTGAGACGGGGAAACCCTGTCCAGCAACTGCAGGAACCAGTAGCCCGTTCCCACCGCTGACGTGGTGTATGACACACCTGTTGTGATTTTTTCCATCTGGTACATACCCCGTCTCCCGCACACGGAAGCTCACAACATGAAAAAGGCCAGCAGTACTTTACTGATGGCCCTGACTCACCCTTACAGCATGGTGCCCGGTTCGGGTTGTGCTTCAGTCGCATCAACCACCGGTGATTCCGGTTGAATATCGCCGTTTTCTGAGGTGATATCTTCCGGTTGCGGTTCCGGCTCTGGCTGTTCGCCTGGCTGCTCTCCCAGTATCGTATCCAGAATCGCATCCACATCTGCTTCTATCTGCGCTTCAAATGTCTGGCGGACTTTCTGTTTCAGTGCTCCACGCACATCTTCTGAGCGCAGCGCGTCTTTCACTGCATCAGCAGTGACCAGGGGTTTTACTTCTGACATAGGGTTTTCTCGTTGAAAGGGGTTGTTAAGGAGTAATGGGCTCTTCGGGTTTGCTTCCGGCTGACTGACTGGCGCTGATTTTCTCTGCGGCCCTTTTATCAATCTGCCTGCGCCAGAAATCGCGCACGGCCCTGTACCCACCCGAAAGAAGATACAGCACACAGACCACCGTACAGAAGTACAGCATTAACTGGTTCAGAAATGTCATGGTTTCTCACCGTGATAGTTGACATGATTTACTTATTTTTGTAGAAAAACACCGCAGACTTCGGTGTCATCATGGTCGTTTTACCAGCCGCCAGCATTCATGTAGTGGACAAAGTTCATCCCTTTCCTTCATTGCTGGCGGCCTTTTTTATCATGCCGCGGCATCCGCGTTGTTCACTTCCACCTTCACACTGTCAATCAGCAACGTATATGTCGCCGCCTTTGATATGTCTGTCAGTTGCAGTTTGTCCGCCGCCCCTGATGCCGGAGATTTCACCAGTGTGAACGGTGTACCCCGTTTCTCATCCAGTACCGGCGTCACCTGAATGCTGTTGTTTCCGGCAAACTCAAAAGCCAGTGTGTGCCATCCGTTATCAAAGACCCCGAACGTATCCAGCTTCGCATTCTGCTTCTTGTGGTACATCGCGTTCAGGTTCGTCGCATCCGTCTGCAGGAAGAAGGACATCAGCATGTCGTTGCCTTCCTCTGACAGCGTCACTCCCTCCGGCAGGGACGACAACTGCCAGTAAATACCCAGGGCAAACTGATTCGGCACCAGTGAGCCCGGCACCTTAAACCGTACGCTCACACGTCCGCCTTTCTTCAGCAACTCTGCCCCCTGCCCGGCGGCATCATGCTCCAGAAACCAGATGTGGCTTTCCGGTTTGTTCAGTTGCAGGGCCTTACCACCGGTGGCACCCTCATCACTGACCACAGCCTCAGCGATGTTTTTATTAACACTGTCTCCGCTCGCCGGTTTGTGATAATAGCGCCAGCCCTGTGATGCCAGGTCTTCACCGGACGCCAGCAGACTCATCAGGGTTCGGTTACTGACCGGGGCTTCCGGCTCTCTCTCCGGGCCTTCACCGGAAGGTCCGGTGGGCTTCACCGTATCAGGCTGTTTTCCGGTAATGAATTCAGCGGTTCTCCCGGCGTGCACCAGAATCGCCGTTGCCAGACGGTCGGAAATAATCCCACGGCGAGCCCATGAACTGAAATGGCTTGCCCTGTCCACAGATGTCCAGGTCTTCTGGTCATTACGCCACTTTGAACCGTAATAACCGACGGCTTCCAGGTCCGGGTCTTCTGCCGGGTCATTGGTCTGCACATTCGCACCATTCTCATCCGTCATTAACGGTACAAAGAAAATGTTCTGCGACTCCTTACCCTTATACCCTCCGTATACTGATGCATACCCTTCCGCATGACGCTGCTTCCAGAAATACGTTGTGTCCCCGCAAATCCACGGTACCGCTGATGCGCTGCCTCCTGTGCTCTGTGATGCCTGACCGGCAAGCTCCGTTCTGAACTGATTCACCATCGCACTAAACAGCCCCGGATGCTGCGCATGCGTCCCCACTGCCGCATCACCTTCTCCCTGCATCCACACCACCGCAAGCAGACGGTTTTTCGGGTTCTTCGCCAGTGCGGCTTTAGTCCGGCTCACCAAATCCTGATACAGCGGCTTACCCACACCCCAGCGCAGTGAATTTTCCGATGCACCGGCTGATTCGCTGTATGTGCCGTCTGCACCCGTTGTGAATGCCGAAGCACCACGGCAGCACGGAACCAGCAGAATGCCCGCATTCGCCGGTATAAACGGCAGCAGTTTTTTGGCGATATGCAGCCCCTGCCCCACGGTTCCGTACTGCCCCTTTGACAGGTCCGCTTTCGGATGGTTAAGACGGCTCATGTCCTGCACATCATGCAGACAATGGTCCGCCGGAATAATGTCGTTATACTTACAGGCGGCACCGCCCGGTGTCACCGTACTGCGGCGCGCCAGCTGCTTAATACGCGGGTCCGGACGGTCATATGTCTCCGGCAGCGGAAGGCCTTCACCATATGCCATGCTGTTTGACTGCCCCGCCAGAACCACAACAAAGTAATACTCCGGTTCGCTGGTGGTGCTGATAACTGTGCCTTCTCCATCCGACGGCTTCACCAACACAGGTGTGCTCACATCACCTTCTGCGACAATCGCCTGAATAAGTGCTGCGCCATCATCCGTATACGAAGAAAACGGCCCGCCGTATGGCTGCCATCCTTCACGAATTTTTTGAGCAAGCGCATCCGCAAGGTCTGACGGCGACGCCGCCCTGACCACGTCATAGTGTTTAAATGTCATGAATCCTCCCGGCCGGGATAGTGTACTGAATCAGATAAAGAGCGGGCTGAGGTCCGGAAGTTAAAGGACAATGACAGAAGGAAGACTACAGCCCGCAATACGAAAAAGGCCGCGCAGTTGCGCAGAGTGATTACTGTCGGGTATTATTCGCCAGCTGAAATATTACTTCACGTTTTGTTGTTTATTCCTTGCCGCCCGCGTCTCCCGGCGCGGGCTTTTTTTGCATGTAAAAAGGCTCCTGCGATGAGGAGCCTGGATATATGCCTAATCTCTGTATACAGCATGATGCCGGGTGCCTCCCGGTGAATTCTGCAATGACCAGACAGAATCCGCAACTTGCCTATACAATACGCAACCAAACATCTGTCATTATGCCCCTCCGCACAGGGGGATTCATCATGCAGGATTTTTTTAACAAATGCTCAGCCAGACAGGCAACCGTCAACTGACTGAATTGTGACATTGATTACACTGTAACTACATTGCTGCACACTACGAAACCAGCAATGCTTCTGATATTAATTAAACTGCACTTCAGCAAATCCTGAACCTGACGCACAGGTATTTGATTTGATTGTTACCGTCATTCCTGTTAACTGTGCGCTTTGCAGTAGCGGTTGCAGATTCCAGCGGTTAGTCCAGTACTCTTTCCCGGCCACTTTTACTGTGAATGTATCATTCTCATTATACTTAGAGAACTCAATTTTACCTTTTGCACAATCAGCTGCCATTGCATTAACAGAAACAAAAGCAAATAAAGCCGCTACAAATATCTTCTTCATATTTAACTCCCGTTATTCTCCGGATGTATTTAAAGAGTGAGCCCTGCGATTCAGAAAAGCAGCTGCGGTATTACTTTCCCATAAAGTATTGTTTAGCCTTATAACTGGCCTGTCGCCAGTTATCTGACATTCTGGTTGTATCTCTTCATTCACGGAGCGAACGGAACGTGCCCCCTGATGATGGCAATTCAGTATAACCGCCACTGTGCCCAGTATCGCTGATATATTATTAAAGGATATTCGCCCCACTCTGACACCACCCTCTCCCCGAAACTCCGGAAGCACATTGCTGATTCTCCCCCAGTTCAGTGTGAGGTCCACTTCTTCCGGTGTCATCGTATAAACAGGAGCAGTTTCAGACAGTGCCAGACGAAATTCTCTCTGTATTTGCCTGAACCGTAAGGCTTCTGCTGTGACAGTGACAAAACGCAGAACTGCTCTGGATGCATCTCTGGTCATGGCATTTCCACTAAACTCCATTAACGCCAGATATGATGAAACCAGTGAGTGACGACTGATTTGCATTCCGGAACGTTCCAGCGCTGCGACACGTTGCAGAGTGGTATAACTGCTGTCCGTTGTCATGGAAACAGTTGTCACACCGGGCACTGATATATGTGCAAAATCTGAAAATCTGTAGAAAGTATTTGTTGCCGTATTAACGAATCCGGCCACATATAAATTATTTTGCTCAATAATCAGACGAAGATGGTCAAAACGCGCCTGATAGACATCAAGCCCTCGTATATCCACAGCAAAATAACTGCCCGGTGGGGTGTGGTTAATAACAGATACCGATGTGGTCCCCTGAGATATATGTTCAAGTGGGGTCGATATTTCTGTCCGTATACTATTTAACGAAGAGACATAACTTTGTTGAGTCGAAAAGTCTATCGTAAATTCCCGGGAATAGGATACCGAAGAAAAGCCCAGTAACAGGCACAGTACCCATTTTAACAATATACACTTCATATACAGGTATTCCTTTTGGCTGAAGTAATACGATACCAGACCCGGCGCAGATATAAAAAAGGCCCGCAAAAGCGAGCCTGGTAAATAATTATGGCGCGTTGTACTGGATTCGAACCAGTGACCGATTGCTTAGAAGGCAATTGCTCTGTCCGGCTGAGCTAACAACGCAGTGTACCGATAATGGACCGCCATCGAGGACTCGAACCCCGCGCAACCAGCTTCGAAGGCTGGCGCTCTATCCTGATGAGCTAATGGCGGTATTTAACAGGAGATGCAACAAAAACCCGCTCAGCGGCGGGCTCTTAAATCTTATCAACGGTAGACATACAAAGCCCATCGTTGGGAAAACTTTATCCATATTTTTTGAAAAATGCAAGCATCATGTCGACATCTTCGGCGAAATTATCTATCTTGTCACTTTTCTCAATTGCTCTTCAGCATACGCTTCTTCCTGCCAGCACTTTGTAACCAGTTTATCAATGACATCTGCATATCCTTTGTACCACTGATAATCCGTCAGGTCTGGTATCAGCTTCTGGACACGATGCCTCGCCAGTGTGGTTGGTAAACGGCTAAACCGGTTTCCATTGCAACGCCCACAAATCTTATAAACAGGCGCGCCATGAAGCCGGGTTCTTTTTTCATCCAGGACAATACCTTTACCCTTACACCCTCTGCACGCTGTGCTGACTTCTCCCTTACCATGGCAATGCTGACATAGTTCCTTCACCCACTCTTCCTTGATAACAGATTCCCCGCTTCTGGAGTGTTTCACCACTTCGCGCAATACATTATGAAATCCAGTACCAGCACAACGCTCACAGCGAGCCTTACTTTCCGCAGACCGGGAATAATCAGCAAAGGCAAAATTCACAAGGTAAGGGATGATCTGTAACCGGGTTTCTTCACTCAATTTATTCAATGTCGGGTTATCCAGTGCCATCGCGTAATTGAGCAGACCTTCAATCGCAAACTGAGGATCCTGAACACCAACTTTTGCCAGGAATAAGGCAAACCCAAGCGGTGCTTTCGACTGCACCATCCCCTGCGCAGCCATCACATCTGTAATCGTTAAACCACCCGAGCCTGTCGCCGGTGCGTCATCGCTCAATTTTGGAGATTTTGGGGAGTAATATTTTGGTAAGGCTTCAAGGTTCATGCTCGTTCTCCACTTACGCCAGTACGCCTATTGCCAGCGCACGATCGATAAAACGAAATATCAGCTCCAGCTGGGAGCCATACTTCTCTTCGAATGCCACGGTATCCGCATGCAGCTCGTCGTGATGCTTTCTACACAAAGGCAACACAAAGAGGTCATGCGCTTTTGTTCCCATTCCACCCTGACCGTGACCTATCAGGTGGTGGGGATCATCAGCGGGCTTTCCACAACATGCACACGGCTGTGTCTTAACCCAGCGCGTGTACTTTTCATTAACCCAGCGGCGACGTTTTGGGCGTAACATAAAAGACTCCGGCGACTCCGGATCCACTTTCAGCGCCAGCACCTTTTTTGCCTTATCCTGGATGATGCTGGTGGCAGGAACCGAAGGCACAAGGTCACTTTCCCGGGTGACAGACGGCACAACAAGATTTGGTAATCTCAGTGCCTTACGGGCTGCACTTTCCGGTAAGGCATCCGCCAAGTCATTACGAATCAGCCACCAGCACAGTTCCGGCATTGTCACAACGTGACTATCATCAAAACCGAGATCCCGACGCACAACAGACAACACCCAGCGGGCACAGTTATCCGTCGCCATTGATTCCAGCCGTTCCGTGAACTGATCGCGCAGCTGGTTATCGCAGTGCCAGCACAGACGGATTGCGCCCGGAGCGTGTCGCATTGTGGTCATGTTCTCGCTGTGCCAGTCGGAATGAGGCCACTGGCAGCCTTTTTCACGAAGTAACCAGCTTTCAAGACATTCCACGCCACCAGCACGACGGATCACTGCCTCATTGCGGAACACGGCCCGAACGGCAGGATCATCCGCCAGCGGTTGTGATGCCGCCGGAACGGCACCACTGGCGAAAGATGAATAACGCTCCGGCTCAGGCTCCAGCAGGACACGCCCCTGCATAAACAGGGGCATCAGCTCTGAACCTGGCCTGAACAATACGATCCCCATACGCGGGGCGATTTCAGGGGTCAGTAGTGCTCTCACGGTCACCTCAATGAACGGTATCGAGCAGCTTTAACAGCTCAGGGAATCGGGATTCGAAGAAATGCGGCTGCGTCTCGCGCGGATTTGCAGGACTGGTGATGTTCTTGCCGAACATGCAGCCTTTCGCGGTCAGCGACCAGAATTTTTTGATGTTGTTAATCGCGGTAGGGCTGTATCGTTCGCGTTGTTCAACGATCCCCAGCTTCGCCATCTGGTGATATGCCTGATTAGCCGTCAGGCGGATACCATACTGCTTCAGCAGTGCACTCAGCGACAGCGTAGGGCGGCTTGAACCATCTGGCGCATCAGCAGGTGCATCAATGGCATAGATCGGCATAAGTTCAGGAAGACCAGCTACCTTTGATAATTTCTGGTATGCACCAAGTTTCGAGGAGTTTGACAGATTTAGAGTCTTTGCTGCTGATTCAAGCAGAATGACCCCGGATTTAATTTTGTCGGATGTGGTTTCTTCTGGTGATGAATTATGAAGCGCATCAAAAGTACGTATCACTTTTAAGCTGAATGCCGGGCTGATCCACATTGCATATGCATAGACCAGCTCTTTACAGACATACGTCCCACCATTGCGCCCCTGAATGGTGATGACAGGAATACTACGGGAATCTCCCGTAGTTTCTTCTTCCAATAATTCCACAAGAGCCTTCGTTTCAGGACGACGCATAAACTCGTGAACTTCCAGCGAACGGGAGGAGCGATTCTCACCAGCGGCAAGAAGAGCAGCTTTCTGAAGGTCGTTAAGACAGTAGTTAGATTCGAAGTACTGGCGCACAGAAACGCCATCAATTACAAGCAACTGATTCATTGGTTTCTCCACAAATTTTTATCCACGAGCGGGACTGCACTCCCTTTTCGTTGATGCAGGATGAACTTACTGCGATTTTTAATAGTTATCAAGGATACACTGTTCATAAATACAGTATCTTTAACGAGGTAATACCCAAATTTAGGGTGTTGCTCAATTCCGTTACCGAGTTGCTAATTTGCAACTCGCTTTTTCGTACTTACTGATAGTGATCTCGACCTTCCCCTCCGGGATAACCGGTCCCCACTCCACCAGCATTCTTTTCACCTGACTGTCGTCTTCCCACACCCCCGCGTGGGTCAGGGCGTCAAACAGCGCCTTGTTATAGTTGTCCAGATCGCGGATCCGGTTATCCGGAGGAAACAACACGATCTCCACTGAAGCAGGTGCCGACGTTGGTTTCGGCAGACGACGTAACTGCTCAACTATTGCTGCACACGCCGCGCTCTGGAATTTTCGCCCCGCCGCGCTTATCAGGCTCTTACCAGCAAACGCCCCTTTGTTGGGGTGTCGCCAGTACGTGTTCACGCTGGGCGGAAAAGGCAGGATCAGCTTCATACTTTCAGGCCTCTCTCATGTAACCAATGGGCTGCACGCAGCCTGGCGTTTTCCTCACCGGCAAGCAGTGAGCGGATAATCCCGACCGCCTCGCTGTCGTCGTCCTTCACCACGGTATGAAGCGTGATCCCCCGGGCCACACCACGCTTTATCGTGATGACGCCTTTTTTCTCCAGTGCGCGAAGATGCTCCACCGCTGCATTCACTGAACGGTATCCCAGCATGGTTGCCACCTCCTGATTGGTTGGCGGGAAGCCACGTTCTTTCTGATAAGAAATCAGCATATCCAGCACCTGCTGCTGGCATTGAGTTAACGTCGTCATGCCGCCATCTCCCTGACCAGTTTTTCCGCCTGCTGGCGAACCTGCGCCAGAAACGCCTCACCACATGCCTCAAGTTCATCGCGCCCGATGTAGCTGATTGCCGGTCCCTTCCAGGTCTTGTCGAAAACAGCAATAGCACCAGCGAAGAAAGCGCCTGTCGGCACCTGCTTCTCATCTTTCGGGATAAACCAGGCAGGCAGTTCAAAACCAATACGCCCGCGAATAAAAGCAATATGATCTGCATCTTCCGGCCACCACACTTCGCTGGTGGCAGCTTTGATCAGGAAAACATAGCGCCCGCCTTTATCACGCATGGCACTGGCATGTTTCATGATGTAACGCATGCCGGTGATGTATTGCCCCTCATGCTGACTGGCGCGGCTGTATGGGGGATTACCAAAGGCAGCACCTTTAAGCTCCGCAAGACGTTCTGACCAGTCATGCGCCAGCGCGTTGTCTTCCGCCGTGTAATACGCGGTACATTTGGCGTTATCACCGTCAGTAAACAGATCCAGGACAAATGGGCCAAACAGGGTGTTAATTCCCCAGAAAATGTTATCCGGCGTGCGCCACTGATCGCCCACTTCCTTCAGTTCATGGGCTGGTTTGTTCCGCAGCTCCACCAGCTCCTGGCAATATTTATTACTCATTAAGCCCCCACGTAATTCCCTGACAGATACCACTCATCACCCGATACAGCGCGCTTGCTGCTTTTCCGTAAGCACCGCTCACGACGTGCCAGAAAATTGTTTCGTTCTGGCTGGGAGTGGCTTTCACGGAATGCCGCCATCCACACGGTTGCAGCACTACGGTATAAGCCCCTGGACTCCAGTTCTTCAGCCTGGCGGGTCAGGCACAAAATCACCCAGGGATCGTTAGTGCCGACATAGAAATTGCGCACAGGTCTGGTTTCACGAACTGGTTGTGGTTCCGGTTCCTGCGCTCTCTCAGTCAGGCGCGGGAAATGTCTGCGTGTATCTCCTTCACAACGGTGAGCCACACGCCCGCTCTGACGTAACTTGCTTGCTGACTGCAGAACGCGCTGCCGTGAGTAACCTGCAAAAGCATCCGCAATGTCTCCGGAAGTACACCCCGGATGGGCTTCAATGAATTTCTGAACGTCATTCAAAAGACTCATGATCACCCCCTGAATCCTGCCGGGATCTGGCTGTAGTCCACGTTGTCGTAACTGGCTTTGAAGTACGGGTCCTCGCGTCTGGCTGCAGATACCGCAGGAACTTCCCAGGATTCTTCGAAATGACGATCCGGACCAAAGAACGTGACAGCCTGTTTCACAAATTGTGTGCCGCTATTGCCCATCGCAGATACCCAGCCCGCGTAGCGTTTCACACCTTCCAGCATGGTTTCGGGGTTTACCCCCTCGTTCAAACGGGCTTTCCTGGCTTTGAAGGCTGCTGATTTTGAATTGCCACCAGCACGTTTGGGATATACCAGCCATGCCTGCTCAAACTCCGGAGAGTATTCCGGTCGGTTTGAACGAACTCGCACGGACTCATCAACTGATGCACCAACAGCTATTGGTTCATTGACTGGTTCAAAAGAGTGACTGGTTCTGGGTGAATCTCCTGCACTACCCCCTGGTGCAACTCCTGCACTACCTGGTGAATTTGCTGCACCAGATAGTGAATTATTTGCACTACCCCCTAGTGAATCTCCTGCACCATCAAGATGAAGGAGATAGATATTACTTGAGTTACCTTTTTCACCTTTCCGGGTGACTTTTTTTACCAGCCCGGACTCACAAAGGGCCGCAATATGATTCATCACAGAACGTTTGCTAATCTCGCACTGGTCAGCAATATGCTGGTAGCTGGGCCAGCACTCACCCTGATCGCTGGCATTATCAGCCAGCTTGATCAGAACCAGTTTTCGCAATGGATTACCCACTCGAATTTTCATCGCTTTAACCATCAGCTCCATACTCATGCTGCACCTCCGAGATGCTTCATGTTTTTTCCGGAGCGAAAGGCTATAAGCGGCATACTGACGCGGTAATTACGGCCCAGCGGTTCACAAATCACCTTCTGACATTCACGGTCAACCAGGCTAACACGTAGAACATGCCCTGCAGGTGTGGTATACCACTGACCCGGACGAGGACAACGGAAAGTCTGATTGGTAAACCGTTTGAAAATATTCCGGATCATTTGCGCCCCCTTACCTCTGAAGGGTTCAGCGACAAATTTATGAGGCAGGCCAGCGCCGAAGCATCATTAATATAGTCATACAAGCTAACAGCCAGCGGAGATTCGGCTTTTGCCAACATAGGATAAAGCTGCTGCAGCCAGACCTGATGAATTGATGAAATGTAGGAATAGAGAACGCTGGCGTTATGTGCAACGTCGCTCGGTACAGGGGGTTTTGAAAGCTGTTTCTCCATCTGGTTAAAGGCATTGATATATGCCTCTTTGAACTGGGCAGCACGTTTACCCGTGAAAGCCATAGCAAGAAACGCAAAGCCGTCGCGGGTTATTTGATAGCAAGGTAGTTTGCGGCCTGATGCGTCGATGTACTCACTGAGCTGAAAATTCAGCTCAGTAAATTCGGCAGAGCATTCAAGAGACGCAATTTTTTGAATGACATTTTTGTGTTGTTTGCCGAAATAACTAGCAACAGCCAGAGAAGAAGTAACAACTTTGTCTGCAATAATGCAAAGTTCAGGTTGTACTAAGGCAGGGATCGTAGCCATGATGGCAGCCTCCGTATGCAATGGATAACTTCCACCACCGGAAACGCCAATTTCGCTGGTGGTGAACTGAGCAGGGTTGGCGTAACCGGCGCATACGGAAACCGGCGCACCTTTCGGTGCCCCCACCCAGCCCACCATAATTTGGGTATAGCTGAGTTGTAGCAACAAAAAAGACGCTAACGCGCCAATTGTCGCCGTATGCAATTCCAGGACGCCAATCCCGGCACCCGCTTTATAAGGTGCCTGAACAGTGTAACGTCCCGGAATGGCAGAATCAATGTGCTGGTGGTCCTTCACACTCAACAAAATCACGCCTGAATTTCCACAAAGGACTAAAGCACTCATGCGGGTAGTCTTTGCGAAGATAGATAACGCGCTGTGTTTCTGGTTCCCAACGAATAACATGAACATAAAGCCCTCTTCCGTCACGAAACCAGCGGTTAAGTTCCTGCACAACTCGCCCCCCACAGTCAGGTAAAGTTCTCTGTGGTTACTTACAGCCAGGTGATTTGGTAATCTGCATTCATGCCGTAACAACAGGTGTGCAGCGACACTGACCACCAGCTGTTGCGACAAACGGTTATTTGCCGTTAAACTGTTCATGCGTTAGTTTCTCCACAGACACAAAACGCCACGACGCCCGGAGCTGCACACTCGCGGGCGTCACTCTTTTCTGGAGCGCAGAAAATTTTGTAGACCAGTGCCGCATGCTCCTGGAGCTTCGAAATTGACAGATACAACTCATCATTCATTGCTGTCTGCTCGTGTGGCTCCACTACCCCATCTTCGATTGCCGAACGAATCTGCTTTGAGTAACTCCCGATCTGTTCGATGACTTCCAGCAGGCGCTGGTTTATATCGGCGTTCTCTACTTCCTCAATGTCAGGAAGCGATACAAACACCCCACCAGCAGACTGTGCGACAGCATCCGCAATGTAGTGAGTGCCAGCCGCGCGCTGTAAAATCATTGCCCATCCCAGCGGGAAAATCTGATCGCCATCGGCACGAAGGCGATTGAATAAAGCGTTCTCTGTTACATCCAGCCACTCAGCTGCTTCAGCGTAACCACCCGGCAACGCCGCGATAGTTTTTCTGACCGCTTTCACGTACCACTCAGGCTGTTTTTCCACTTTCCAGTGATGCTTACCCACGGCTTACCTCCTTTTCCTGTGGTTTTAACTCATTCCGGTTTTGACTAGATTGAAAGCGAGCAGGATAGAGAATCTGCATTTCGCTGATTTCTCCCTTAAAAAAATTGGCCAGACGCTCTGCCAGATCGATAGATGGAATTTGTTCCAGTCTCTCAATACGACTCAGCGTCGCTGGATTAACCTGAACACCCGCAGCAACATGCTGCAAAGTAAATCCGTGCGCCTTACGCACATTTCGTAATGGTGATTGCATATAACCTCCACATATTGCGTGATAAGCATATTATTTCACGCAAATATTTTGCGCAAGTTGATTTGCTTAACGCGCAATAAAGAAATGTAATAAACGCATGAACATAGGAAATCGAGTCAGACAACTTCGCCAGGCGAAGAACATGAAAATCGCCGATCTCGCTGAAGCAATAGGAGTGGATGCGGCGAATATCTCACGCCTGGAAACAGGTAAGCAGAAACAATTCACTGAACAAGCCCTGAGTAATATTGCCAGGAGCTTAGGTGTTGATATTGCAGATCTCTTTACCTCAGACTTCAAAAGTAATACTGTATGTAAAAACAGTACTGGTGAGGATGTTGCGCAGGTGAAGGATGTATTCCGTATTGAAATGCTGGATGTCAGTGCCAGTGCGGGAAATGGCCTTATCCAGGGCGGTGATGTCATTGATGTGATTCATGCCATTGAATACATAACTGATAATGCTGTATCGATGTTTGGAGGACGACCAGCCAATCACATTAAAGTTATCAACGTTCGTGGGGACAGTATGTGTCCAACCATTGAGCCAGGAGATCTCATCTTCGTTGATATCAGTATCAATCAGTTTGATGGGGATGGTATCTATGTGTTTGGTTTTGATGATAAAATTTATGTCAAACGACTGCAAATGATACCTGACAAACTACTGGTGATTTCTGATAACCAGATTTACCGTGAATGGGGAATTACCAGCGAAAACGAACACCGGTTTATGGTCTTTGGGAAGGTCTTAATCAGTCAGTCACAAACCCTTAAGCGACACAATTAACCCCGACCTCCTCATCAATTAGCCACCAGAAGGTGGCTTTTCATCACCCATCATATTGCGCATCTCGCAACAAAAACACTTGCATAATGCGCAATTTCATTTTATCTTTCTTTCCAGACCAACAAACAAGGTCCTAACAAAATTTGGTTGTAACACGGCGTATGGCACATGCGTCGTTAGCGGTCTGGGGACGTTAAAGGGGACAATCCACTCCTTGCTCGGGCAAACAAACCAGGTAGCCGGAATGTGCAAGTCAATGAGGATGCTGATAAGACGCCTAACCAGCGTGGCGATTCGGTTTGACGCCTGGGAAGAGACCAGGACGCAACGATGAGAGCATTGACGAGCAAGGCATAAGTGCTGGTTCAATTCCAGACAGTCCCATTCAGATGGGAGGGTTGGGCAGGGAAAAGGTCCGTTCGATTCGGACACCGGCAATGCTCTCAGCGTTGTGGTGAATGCGCAGGCTGATGCGCGAAAGACATTGCAGCTATTGCGGAAAAGAGCTGTTCGGCGGGGCAATCAAACGCCCGTGAGAGTCTGAAATAACCGCAAGCCGGAGATCAGCACCGGTCACCACAACAGCCACTGCTTTGGCAGTACCAGTTTGTACACTTGCTTCCGGCTGGTACCGCTCTTTTTACAAAACAGAGAAGAGCATCACCGGACGACGGGCTCATAACCCAATCCATCCGGGCGGCTGCCACCGCAGGTGTTCTTCTCTGTTTTGTGGAGAAACCAACCGACCTTGCAGGGTCGATATGATGAGGAGCAACAAAATGGCTAGCGAACGCAGTACTGATGTGCAGGCATTTATCGGGGAGCTGGACGGCGGCGTATTTGAAACAAAAATCGGCGCAGTTCTCAGTGAAGTCGCTTCCGGTGTGATGAACACGAAAACCAAAGGTAAGGTCTCGCTCAACCTGGAAATCGAACCGTTTGATGAGAACCGTGTGAAAATCAAACACAAACTCTCATATGTTCGCCCGACTAACCGCGGGAAAATTTCCGAAGAAGACACCACCGAAACGCCGATGTATGTCAATCGCGGTGGTCGCCTGACTATTCTGCAGGAAGACCAGGGACAATTACTGACTCTTGCCGGTGAGCCTGACGGAAAACTCCGCGCAGCAGGTCATTAATATCGTTCTTAATTAACTGATTATTTATCTCATCACTGAATATCTTAATATAGTGAGGACTTATTATGTCTCAGAACTTAGACGCAACCGCAATTAATCAAATCCATGCCCTTATTTCTGCTCAGGGTGTTAATGAAATTATCAGTAAGATTGGTGCCGATGCTGTGGCATTGCCTGAGAATTTCCGCATTCATGATCTGGAAAAATTTAATTTAAATCGCTTCCGTTTCCGTGGTGCGCTTTCCACTGCCAGCATCGATGACTTTACCCGTTATTCTAAAGATCTTGCAGATGAAGGCACCCGCTGCTTTATCGATGCCGATAATATGCGAGCCGTCAGTGTGCTTAACCTAGGTACTATTGATGAACCAGGTCACGCAGATAACACCGCCACTCTCAAACTGAAAAAGACAGCACCGTTCTCTGCCCTGCTGTCTGTTAATGGCGAGCGTAACTCCCAGAAGTCACTGGCAGAATGGATTGAAGACTGGGCCGACTACCTTGTGGGCTTTGATGCTAATGGTGACACCATTCAGGCAACCAAAGCGGCTGCGGCAGTCCGTAAAATCACAATTGAAGCAAACCAGACCGCTGATTTTGAAGACAATGACTTCAGCGGCAAACGCTCTCTGATGGAGTCTGTCGAAGCGAAAACCAAAGACATTATGCCAGTGGCATTTGAATTTAAATGCGTTCCGTTTGAAGGCCTGAAAGAACGTCCGTTTAAATTACGCCTCAGCATTATCACTGGCGATCGTCCTGTACTGGTTCTGCGCATTATTCAGCTGGAAGCGGTGCAGGAAGAAATGGCTAACGAATTTCGTGATCTGCTTGTTGAGAAATTCAAAGACAGCAAAGTAGAAACCTTTATTGGTACTTTCACCGCCTGATTTCATTACTGCAAATGCCCCTGCGGGGGCATTTATGGAAACGTAATTAACTCAATAATCACCGGATGGTGAGAGCTTCCTTTTAGCAGAATTCAACGCGGTGCAGCGCATATAAAGTGGAGAACGAAATGTCATTTATTAAAACTTTTTCCGGGAAGCATTTTTATTATGACAGGATAAATAAAGACGACATCGTGATTAACGATATCGCAGTTTCCCTTTCAAATATCTGTCGCTTTGCAGGACATCTTTCACACTTCTACAGTGTCGCCCAGCATGCGGTGCTTTGCAGCCAGCTGGTGCCGCAGGAATTTGCTTTTGAAGCGTTAATGCATGATGCAACAGAAGCGTATTGCCAGGATATTCCCGCTCCACTGAAACGCCTTCTTCCTGACTATAAACGGATGGAAGAAAAAATAGACGCCGTAATCCGTGAGAAATACGGGTTACCCCCGGTTATGAGCACGCCTGTGAAATATGCCGATCTCATCATGCTGGCAACCGAACGCCGCGATCTCGGGCTTGATGATGGCTCTTTCTGGCCAGTACTGGAAGGTATCCCGGCAACAGAGATGTTCAACGTGATGCCACTGGCACCGGGCCATGCCTACGGGATGTTTATGGAACGCTTTAACGAGTTATCGGAGTTACGCACATACGCATGAGTCTTTCAACTGAACAACCGCTGGAGGGGTAGCAATGAGCAACTTAATGACAACAAAACAAGTCGCCGAATTCTGTGGCGTTTCAATATCGACGGTGCTTCGCTGGAACAGCGTAAACAGGAGGACAGGCCAGAAATACAGGCCAGATTTTCCAGATCCTGATATTAAATCCTGCCCAAATAAATGGGCATCACGCAAAATATACAGATTTGCTGGAGTTATTGAGTAATGAGAGTTAGCCAAGAGGTGAGATAGTATCCATCTATGGCACAGAACTAAACATAATCTGACTATATGCTCTGTGCCAAAAACAGATGTTATATCATGTATTGTATGCTCATCCTGCAAAATATAAATTCCGCAGACACCCCTCACCTCTGAATATTAATCCACAATGGATGCGACAAAAAAGATTTTGAGTTGGTATCAGGCGAAATATTAATAATTATAATACCCCATGCACAATGCCATCTGAGTCATCAGATCCTGGTCTCTATCAATATTTATCTTGCCATCAGAAAAATCCAACACAAAGAAATGATGAAATTTCGGCGGAACAACTTTAGAGTAAAAGCAGAAATACTCATTATTCCTTTCATATTGAAAATTAACGTATATTTTTTTAATTTTTTTATTTTCCACCAAGTCCATAAACATTTTATTTAAATCTGACCTTTTACTTTCCTTGTCATCATCTTGAAGCTTAGGATCAAAGTAACGTATTAAGCAGCTTTCAATAATTCTTCCCTCATTATCAACATCAATTTCATCCAGTAGAGAATTTGAAATATTAAAGACTATATTACATTTATTATTCAGAGATATAATCCTTGGATTAAATATACTAAAACAAACAAAAAAATCATTATCGTCATTTGAAACGCTATACAGCATCTTTGATAAGCCACGGTGAATAAAATCAACAGGGCGCCGATGCGGATGACGTGTATATCCTACGTAATGCACTTCTGTATGAATTCCTAAATCAATATAATGTCCGTTTACGAAGTCATGAACTGACATTACACATAAATTGCCATTTTCATATTCAATGTAGAGAAACTTCTCAGTTACTCTAACATTTGGAGTTACCTTCACTACCCCATTCTGCGTAAACGTGCAAAAGGAATATTTTATCCGAAGCTTTCGCTCTTCTTTGCCAATCAACAGAGTGAATACTATATTTTTTGTGAATGGGTTATACCTAGGCTGTTTCTTGGTTGAAAACCTCACTTTTTTTCTTGAACCTAAGAAATAAATAAATCTCTTTTCACAGCTTTCCCTCGTATATTTTTCCATAATTCTGAGATGGTTCTTTATTATCTTATTTGTTCTTATATCATCAGGAGGATTAATTATCATATCATACCAAATACAATCGGTGTTAATGAGATCAATCCACAATGACTTATCGGCTTCTGAGAAAACCACGTTAGAGTTTATAAAATCAAAGTTTCCGCGAGTCATAAAACACTTCATCACATTAAAAATCACCTGCACATAATAAATTAAGTAGCAGAAGGTTCGCAAACCCTTGCTTCTGTTTGTGCTATGATATTTTTCATAATTCATTGATTGGCATCCCTACATCCTTAGTCCCACAGTAACCCAATAAACCATCAAACTCCTGCCGCCCCCCCAAATACTGAAGCTACCGGTTAACGTAGTCTGGCTAAAAACCCAGTACACAAGGTATCCGCAGCGGACTGGCAGATATGATTACGCTCTGGCTACGCAAACTGTCCGTTGGAGATTAAGTCAGTACAAGTAACGATCGATTCAACCCTCTCCCACCATGCCCAGTAAGCTTTACGCTGTTCTTCTAGATAATCGCTCTTATCATAAACTTGCCATACACCTGGCAGTTTATGACCGAGCATTATTTCAGCAATATGAGGAGCAGTAAGATCAGAAAAGTTTGTTCGTGCTGTTCGTCTCAAATCATGAAGAGACCAATGAGGAAATTGATACCCCAAACGTCGCCATGCGAACTGCATTAAATTGTAAGGCAGCGACTGCAATGATGTCCGACCAACTGGCTCCCTGCTTCCTTCCTTGGTAAAAAGCATATCGGAACCGTTGTTCATAGAGATAACGTATTTTATAAGCTCTTCAACCGGTTCAATAATGGGCCGCTTTAGCGGTTCGCCTGTTATGTCCCCAGTCTTATGTCGTTCTGGTGGTACAGTCCATACCTTATTTATGAAATCAAAATCATCCACCCTAGCAGTAATTAGCTCTGAACTACGGCAACCAAAATGCAGCAATAGTTTAATGAAGGCTCGGTATTTAGGAACCATTCGAGAACCATCGATCGCAGCATAAAGGATGTTAATTTCATCATGTGTCAGAAACCGTTTTTTCTGACCTTTACGGATATCCATATCTTTACCCGTGATATCCGACAGTGGGCGAGTTTCAATGAGCTTTCTCTTATACGCCCAGACATGAGCCTGCTTTGCGTTAATTAGCAATCGGTCTACTATTGCTGGAGTCTTGGTGCTAAGAGGCTCCAGGACTTCTAACCAATCATGCAATGTAGCTGCATCGTGAGGGATATTCCCGATTTTAGAGAACAGGTGCAGCTCAAACGAGCGGAGTATCTGTTCAGAACCTTTTTTATTTTTTACACAATATGCTTCATACCAGGCACGGATCACAGACTCTACCGTCATGGCTTCAGTAGCTTTTCGTTTTTCAGCCTGCTTGACTAATCGTGGATTGCGGTTTAACTCGAGTTCACCACGGAGACGGATAACTTCTTCTCTGGCCTCTTTTAATCCAGTTGCCGGGTAAGTTCCGATATCAAGGCGCTCACCTTTCCCTGCCCATTGATAACGATATTGGAACACTACGCGACCTTTCGGTGATACTCTGACAGACAGACCATCACGATCGGATTTAACCAAAACCTTATCACGTTTCTTTCCAACGACTGAACGCAACCACGCATCAGACAGCGCCAT